GTATAATCGCAAAAACGAAATGTGCAATTTTTCAAAACGAAATGTACAATCTTAACCTAACCGAAAAAGGTAACTCTGTCGCATATCTTTCTTGAAAACTCAGCCTTCGCATTTTTGACAGAGCCCAAACAGCCCATGCTCTTAAGACAGGTGTGAAAACTGTGGACATGCATTGACGTGTGCGGCGTGAGCATGGATGTCTTTTAAATATTTCTTCTTTAAGGTTAAGGATCAATACATTTTAAACGCCAATAAAAGTTTGTTAATTCTTCATTTAAATCATTGATGATATCAGCTTTTGTCGGCTCTTTTGCTAATAGTGCAATAGCACCTACGCAGAATGATTCTATATATTATACCTCACGGGCAGGAATTAAAGGGAGTATATGTAAGCATAGTCTGTTTTCGCTATGATATATGATAGGAGGTTTTTATTTTTAAGTATATTTGTATTGTCTCATTTATAAAGACACATTACCTGCTACTGGAAAATCAGCCCTCTACAGTGCGGGTAATACATTTGCTAAAATGCGCGTGAGACTATTTTTAATGTGGCGTGGGCTTTTTCATACAATCTTCCTCCATTTAAGAATCCCCATAACAATCAGCAGCACCGCAGCCCCGAACAGCACGTATCCACCGCCCATCAGAGCATGTTGCCAGACGGACAGTTCCCGCTCCACCTCAATGACCTCTGTGTTGCTCGCGTAGATAGTGGTGTCGCGGTACTCAATCCTGTCCTTGTAGACAACCTCGATTTCGGGCTTGTAGGCGGGGTTTGAGTGCAGGGAATGGGTAAGTATACCTCCGCTTACCGAAGCCTCGGAAATGGCGGCTTTAATGCGCAATACGGATATGGTATCGCGGGTCTGCACATGTACGGAGTCCTGCGGCAGGGTCACTTCTACGGTGTCGCGCACCAGTCTCTCGACAATCTCCGTCCGCACCAGTGTCACAGTGTCCCGCTGCACGGGGTATATCCGGGGCGAGCAGGAGACGGCAAGCAGGGTCAGAGTCAGAAAAATCATTTGCCTCATAATTGAAATTCTTGTTCGGGTCAGCATGTAAGGAGTCTTTACAGGCAGCATCGGGGTTTTTCGGAAATCCCGATTTCCCCGATGCAGTCTTTTCAGTTTATTGTCGCTTGACATAGCGGGCATACAGCACGTGCGCCACCCATCCGACCACGATGCCCCCGCATCCGTAGACGATGGACATAAGCACGTTGCCCGGCTTCGCGAACAGCAGGTAGAGGAACATGCCCAGCACCAGGGCGGCTATGACCGCCCAGAAGATGATTTTCTTTGTCTTTGTCGTCATAACTTTTGTGTTTTTAAAGTGAATTACAGTATTTCCCAATCCTCACCGAGCATGTCACTCTGTGATGCCAGCCATCCGGTCAGAATGGCCTTTCTTCCTGTGGAGTCATGTGTGTACATGCAGATTGTGCCGAGAGCAAGTATCTCGCCTTCGTTTTCATCCACAAGAGCTTTCAGTTTCGGGTCTTTGCACCATTCCGATTTGATTAAAGCCTGCGGTTTGAGCCAAAGGAACATTCCTTTGCCGTTCCAGCCCTTGCGGGTCACTTTCTGCCCCTGTTTAAGGGCCTCGATTGCTTGTCCAAAATTCATAATACTTTAATTTTAAATGGTTAAACGTTATTGTCTCTTTACTCCACCGAGCCTGTCAGCCCACTTCTCGGTGTAAAAATGGTAATACCCATCGGGATGTCTGTCACAGCAGTTGAGCACTCCGTTAAAGGCAGCGTGCAGCAGCGAGGGCAGGCCTATCACAGGCAGGTACAGAGGGCCTAAATAACGGGACTGCATTACGTGGCCGAACTCGTGGCGCACTGTCAAGTCCTGTTTTCTACCAACAAAGATATACTCACCGAGGGTGACGCCCCCGGGGAACGTCTTCAGGTAGTAAAAGCGTATGCTCCCGAGCCTGTGTCTCGTCTCTCCTTGCAGTATGAGCATAAGGAGCAGCCCCAGCAAGTTCTGCGGGAGCTGCCATATCCATAACACTATCCGTTTAAACTTCTCCATACAGCGCGAATATCAAGGGTCTTACATAGTCCAGCAGCACCACGGAGAGCACTCCGATGAGCACTCCCGCGATGTCCGCCACAATATCCTTCCACTCCACCGAGCCTTTGCCGAGGGCACCGTCCCACGCCAGTTCCTTTGCCGCACCGACAAGGAATGTTATGGACGCGGAGGCCCACAGCGGCATGAGGGCGGATAGAAAAAGGCAGAGGACGAGGCTCACAAGGAGGTGCAGCAGCCCGTCCTGACCGAGGTATGAGAGCACACTGCTCATGACACCACCTCCACATAAAGGCCGACCAGTTCACTCAGATTATGCGTCAGTGCCTGCCCTGAATCCCTCATGCATCGGTATAATACTTCATCTTGAGTGTAGTACTTGCCGTTGAATATCTCCATAGGAGGAGCATAGGGGATAGGGTCATCAGCAGTACCTGCATGATCTTTAACTATCCTCTCATAGAGAGACGCAGTGTGTATTGAGGGAGCATAATGTTTTTGAGCCTTATGTTCCTGCCTTACTCTCCACAGTCCATCAGCAGTTTTAACTATTTGGCCAGCTTTAAGATTCTCTGCATCATCGGCAGTATAATCTATCCAGTCATCAAACAGGTCTTTGATTTTAAGAGCATCGTTGTTGCTGAAAGTCGTAATCTCCCTTGTCTGTGCTTTAAGAATAATCTTGGCCTGCTCCTCAAAGGAGACTGTCTCCTCTTCCTCATGGGGAGGAATCTCATCCACCTCCTCAAAGTCAGTGGCAACGTCATCACTTAGTTTGACGCATCTTGTGAAATAAGACTGCGTGCCTATCCTGTGTACAAGTTTACCTGCATCAGAATAAACTTCACTTTCTGTAATTACTATCATAATTTTACTATTTTGTTGCGAATGAAATTCTTTTTCTTACTGCGGTGCTCTTCATGGTGCGCCACTGTGCATAGGTTCCGCCAATCTCCTCGGGGATAACTGCAGCAGGGTCGCTCATGTATGTCCACGTGGTGGAATGCACAGTAATTGTAATGTCTTGCGAAGGTGTGCTGTTGTCTACGATGAACTTTATCGAATCATAGGTTATGAGCGGACAAGAGCTGAAATCTAAGCTGGAATTAAGATTCATGATGCTGACCTCGCGCAGCGCGACGCACCTATTGAACGCATTGGCAAACATATTTGTCGTACTGTTATTGGCATCAAGGCAGTCGGCAATCCTTACAAGCGAGGAGCATCCATTGAACGCATTGCTCGCATCCGAGATACGGATTACACTTCCGGAGCCACCGTCGGGGTTGGTAAGCGACAGCACCTCAATGTCAGAACCCATGCACATTCCGGTCATGACAACGTTCTCTGTATGCAGATTCCAGTCATGATCAGTTACTGCATGGAAGGTTGTCCTGAGCGGCGCATATAGGAATATATACGACATGTTATTTGGAAGGTTCAGCAGACATGATGACCACAGGAAAATGTTAAGCATATCCTCCTCTGTCAAATTAATAAGCCCGTTCAGCTCCCAATATCCCGTAGAGCTGTTATATACGGCACCGCAACGACTATAAGCACTGTGAAGGGTAACAGGAGCTGTAACTGCGTCTGCTATAGCGGTGTACCGGAGTGATTTCACGACATACGCAGAGTGAAGCTCCTCGGTTTTATATGTCAGTGCAACAAAACAGTCCTCGGTCGCCATGTAGCTCACCGTATTCCCCTCGAGGTCCCCGCGTAACCCTGTGTCGTAAACAGCCTTGGTGTTGTCCGAGGAGACTACGCATATGGGCACCGTTACAAGATAATTAGCCGAGGTAAGCACCACGATATCACCCTTGGACAGGCTCACCACCTTGATATCAGAAACGTCGGTAGCGTTCTCCTTATTCATAAAACCTGACTGAGAGACCCACGCCTTTCCTGTCTCGGTAGGACTGCTCAGGTCTATCGTCTCAACAACGGAGCTGTCGGAGCCTCCGCCGCCCGGCTGCCCGAAAACATGCACCCCTCCCTCTCCGGGCACCTTTACGGTGCCGTCGGAGAGGTCGAAGTACAGGTCTCCCGTTGCGGGCTGCTGCGGCATCTTAGTTACCAGATGCTTGCCCATAGGTTATTCCTCCCATGTATCCCATGCGTTCAGCCCGTCGGCATATTCCTTTGCCTGCTGGAGCGCATCGCTCACATTTGTCGGTGTCGCGAACTCGGATGCGGCCTTGTACGCGGCGGTGCCCAGGCCCTTGACGGGTATATCCTCACCGTTCACGGCAATGGAGCCGTCGGACTGTCCGGTGGTTATGCTGTCGGCTTCCAGCTTCCCGCTGATGAGGGTCTGCAATGGTGAGTCCAGCTTCTGGAGGGATATGGCCCCGTCGGCTATCTTGGCTGAGGTCACGGCGTTTGCGGCCAGCTCGGCGCTGCCGATGCTGCCCGCGACTATCGTTGCGCTTATCTCGCGTGTCACAGGATTGACAGTCAGCTGCACCTGAGTAGCACTCTGCGCTGCGGTGTACAGATCAACAAGAGTGCCTACGTTGATGTAGATCTTGTCGCTGGTGGCGTTGGCGAGGGTGAGCACCATGTACGTTCCCTCGGGCTGGCCCTCGGGGTCCTTCTCGACAGTGCCCGAGCTCACTACCATGTCCTTGGGGATGTTCACCGTTCCGACAAGCGTAGAGCCCTGCTTGAACTCATAGGACTTGGCGAAGCCTTCGGGTGATTTTTCGGTGATGGTGACAACGGAGCCTGTGCCGCCTGCTTCAACAGAGGCACGCACCTCGTTGATCGCGGATACCAGGTCGGTCTTGTTCTCGGTGGACAGACTGGACAGATCTCCTATCTGTGTCTTTTCCGCGAACACGGACATGTCGACGGTTATAGTGGTCCCTCCTGCTTTTTTTGTGATGGTAAGTTTTTTTGCCGACGGGTTGTAAGTGACGCTTTTTACGTCGGAGGAGAAAGGTTCCAGATCGCCCGGGGCAGTCCCCTTGGCGAGATAGATTGTTCCGGTAGCGGAATTGAAGTAAACATGGCCCTTAACATAGGTGCCGTTCATCTCGGCTGTGCTCAGCCTGTGAAATTTAATCGGTGTGCCTGTCATTGTTTTTATTGTTTAAAAGGTTATTGAAATCAGTTTAATCTTGCCACGAGTCCCAGTATGATGTGCCGTCTCCGCCATCCCCTTTCTCTCCCTGCGGTATTCCGAGGTTCATCTTGTACACCGGATTGCCGTCATCATCCTCCCCGTCACGCACAAGAGATGCGGTGGCCGGTTCGCCGGCATCGAGAGTCTCGGTCGTGCCGCTCGTCAAGACAGGGGTCTTGCCGTCAATCCCGTTGGCAGGAAGCGTTATGACCGAGGAGCACGAGCATCCCTTGTCGTCGATGTTGGACGCGACCTGCATGGTGAAGGGGCCGTCGCAGTCGTCGGCGGCGCACGAGCGGCTGACAAGTCTCAGCACGTCGCACGTATCGATGGTGAACATGCCCTCCTCGCCTCCGTTCTCGACAAGGCAGAAGTGATAGGTGGACGGCCCTTTCTGATCCTTGCCCCAGAACATCCATCTAAGGACATTGCCCTCGATGGTGTAGTCCGTCACCTCGGTAGTGCCGGAGGTGCCTGTCATCGTAAGCCGCAGTGTCTTCCCGGTGAAGTCCTCGGGCTGGTCGTTGCGGCTTATCGCCCACTCAATGGGAATGTCGTTTCCGAATCTTATCTTCTTCATTCTGCTTTACTTTAATCGGTTTGTAATCCTTGTCGGGCCTCCTGCGCCTGCGCGGAATCCTGTTCCTCCTCACAGCCTCTCGCCCTTGTAGTTATTGGAATAGAATATATGCCCCCTCTGCGGCCCTCCCAGCCTGTGGCTGAAATGCACGAACGTGGGGTAGATGCCTATCTGGTCGAAGGGCAGTCCCATCTCCACGGCCTTGCGTGCCATGCGCAGCGGCATGGGTGTGGCTATGTCGGCTGCCTCGCCCTTAAGGTGCTGACTGTTAGGTACTCCGCCTACGGCCTCGTTCAGCTCGGGACAGCGGTAGCCGCTGTTGACCGGCATCTCCACTCCAAGTGCGGTGCGCAGCGGCTGGAGCACATTCAGCACAAGGGCCTGGATGCTGTCGCGCACCCTGGCGGTGGCAATCACATTGACAATACCCTTTTTCTCGGCTGTCTCGCTTCTCTCAAACTCTGAATAACTGAAATTCTTGCTTATCGTTCCCATAATCACTTGTCTTTCTGCTTAACCTCACATTTGATGTTCCCTCCCTTGCCGAACGGAGGCTCCCTGTCCGTGCAGGAGGTCTTGACGCACTTGAGCATGTTGGCCACGGCTTTCTCGGTACGGGCGTTGTCCAACTCGTTGCGCAGCTCAGAGATTTCCCTCCACTGCCCCTGTATCACCTCCTCCTTGCGGTCAAGGTCGGCCTTCAGCTCATCCATGCGCTTCTTGCGCCCGTCGGCCACCTCCTTCCACTGGTCTATCAACGTCTTGGCGTTCTCCAGGAACGCCGCCGTCTTCTTGTCGCGCAGCGTCACGATAGCCGTCAGACCTCCAGTGGGGATCAGCGCTGCTATGAGCGCGGTCAGTACTGATGTCCAGTCTCCCATCACTCGGCCTCCTCCTCTCTCCTCCTGAGGGCTGAACGCCGCTCAAGAACGACCGCGCACACGGCGGCAGCCACGGACTCCGCCATGCACAGCCATCCCATGACCTGCCAGAACACGTGTCCTGCGTTCTCCTTGCATCCTATGCCCGCGATAAAGGGCACCGCCACCAGCACCACCGCCAGCAGCCACTTCATGAAACTGATTAGATACTTTCTCATAACTTATTGTTTTTAATGGTTTTTTAATTTCTATGGTAATGGTTCTGTCTCGGACTCGCTCACCATGCTCTCAGGGGTGATGTCATATGCGACCCTGATGCCGTAAGCCTTTTCCACTGTCGGGATATCCTTGGCGTATATGTATGTCCTAGACTGCGTGGAACGGACGGTGCTGCTCAGGCGCAGCACCGTGTCCCCATCCCACTTGCTGCGGTCGAACAGCATGGCGCTCACCGGCAGGCCGCTCTCCATGACAGAGCCTACCGAGATGCCGCTCACCTGCACCGACGGAGGGTCGGTGGTGATTCCGGCCACCGCCACGAAACGGGCAGTGACCGCTATGCGGTACATATAGCCGGAGGACACTGCCTCGGGCCACCCGTCGGCAGAGCCGTACTTGCTTATCGACGCTCCTACGACCACCTTCCAGTACGGCTCCTCCGTCTCGCTGTTCGGGCGATAGATGTGGCTCATGCGGCCGCCTCCGTACACCACGCCGGAGTACGCCCATATGTTGTACATCCCGTCAGTAAGCTCCACGAAGCCGCTGTCTCCGACAAGACGCCACAGCTTGCCGCCGTCAGGAAGGGACGCCTTATCTATCGGCTGGTTCTGAGCCGAGCTGACTATCACATGCACCCTGTCGTAGTCGTTCTCGCCTATGTACACCTCCATGGGAGTGCCCGCGTTCCACGGGTCGCTCCTCCTCTCCGTCTTGTACACCGTTATCTTCGTTACAGACGGTCTCAGCATAACAGGGCCCTTCTCGTCAGTCACCGTGCCCTCGTCGTTGGTGACCTCCAGCCTTGCCGACAGGTAGAGCTGCGTCCCCGAGACGATTGGAGGGGTGGGTATAACCCCGTCCCATTCGAGGGAGACGGAGGCGCCGGGGGCAACCTGCCCGGAGGAGACCTCGTGCCAGCTGTCCGCGGTAATCTTCTTCGCGTACAGCCTGTACTGCGCAGTGCCGTAAAAAGCGTTGGTTATCGAGAACTTCATGCGGCGGAAGTTCTCGAAGACCACCCAGTTGTCAGGATTGACGGCTGTGCCCTCGCCTATGGTGTTGATGGACACGAGGTGGGGCATGACGTTCAAGCCCGCGTCGTTGAGTATGATGTACTCGTCATCCCCCAGGCGCATGCGCAGGCCGGAGTCACGGCGGCTCATGTCCCGCTTAGACGCGTTGTATCCGCCCTTGATGACGGCTCCCACAAAGCCCAGGCGCCCGTTGCGCCTGACCATCAGCAGCTCGTCGAGCAGGAACAGGCGCCGGACATTGAACTGCATCATGGATGCCGAGTCGGAGTAGCCGGACTTCGTGCTTCCGGCAAGGAAACGGCCTATGAGACATCCGGACAGCTCCGACAGCTGCCCGTCAGAATCAGTGATATATGCTTTGCGTGGTGCCTCCATATCTGTACTGTTTATCATTAGTGAATCATTAGTGAAAAACCGAAGTCGTCAAGGGTGCCGTCGAGAGTGTACATGCGCACGGTCAGTATCCCCGTGCTGCTCTGAGAGACAACGGCGATGTGGGGCGCCTTGACGACGCCTACGCTGCCGGCGAAATAGTCCAGGGGGGAAACGACTACAGTCCTGCCCGCAGGAGCTCCCTTGATACCGTACACTCCCTCGTTACTCCTGTTGACCGTTATGGTCAGCGTGCCGGAGTTCCTCGTGGCGACTCCGGCTGACGAGACGCGCCCGCACCAGAGGGGCTGACCCGACAGGCCGGAGAGGTCGATAGTCTCTGAGGTTCCCGAGGTGTAGCGCACGGTCAGCGTCTTCGCAGTCGCGCTGTATCTCACTGAGTCCACCCTGCCAGCGAAAGGCTGGAGCGAGGTGACATCGCTGCCGCTCCTTAACGCCACGTACAGAATACCAGTCTCCTCGTTGAAGTAGATGTGCCCCTGCTCGAACGTGCGCCCGATGATGGACGTCACAAGATGGAAACCCACTGGTTTGTCCGTGTCCTCCTCGCTTTCCCACGTCTCCCATGTGCCGCTGCCGCCGCCCCCGGACGGCTCCTCACCCTCCACGGCCATGCCAGGGTCAACGAAGATGTCGTACGTGCCGGGGGTGTCGCCCGACGGTATGAACAGCCTCGAGCCGTCAGCCCCGAACACGGCGTCCTCCGCGAACGTCTTCTTGCCTGTTATTGTCTGCTCGGTGCCCACAGTGACGAAATAGCCCTCATCCTTGTAGGCCGCGCTGCCCAGTCCCTTGACAGGCACATCCTTGCCCTCAACCGCAATGCTTCCGTTGGTCTTGCCTGTCGTGATGTCGGAAGCGCTCAGCGCGTTCTTCAGAATCGTCTGTAGAGAACTCTCCAGCTTAAGGATGCTCACAGCACCGTTGGAGATATGGGCTGTGCTCACCGCATTGTCCGCAATCTTGGCCCCCGTAACGCACTTGGAGGCCAGCTCGGTGGTAGTTATACTGCCCGCGACTATCGTTGCGCTTATCTCTCTTGTCGCCGAGTTGATTGAGAGCTGAACCTGCGGGGCGTTCTTGGCGGCGGTGTAGATGTCCACGAGAGACCCGACATTGATGTACACCTTATCGCTGGTGGCATTGGCAAGGGTCAGCACGAGATAGGTGCCGGAGGGCTGTCCGTAAGGGTTTGTCTCCACAGTACCCGAGCTCACCACCATGTCCTTGGGGATATTTATGACACCGACAGTCTTGCCGCCCTGCTTTATCGTGTATGCCACGAGGATGCCTCCTCCCTCCTGCGGGGGGAAGGCCTCCCTATCCACAGTCACCTTGCTGCCGCTGCCGCCAGCCTCCACGGCCTCCAGCACCTCGTTGATGGCGGACACAAGGTCGGTCTTTGCCGTTGTCGTAAGGTCAGACAGGTCTCCGAGCTGGGCCTTCTCAGCGAATGAGGACAGGTCTATTGTAACAGGGCTGCGGTGTTCGCCCGCAGGTGTTATAGTCAGTGTCTTGCTGACCGCGCTGTATGATACGTTCCTGACCAGGGAGCTGTAATAGCTCAGGCTTGCAGATGACGTGCCCGTGGCTAAGGCAAGCTGTCCTGTGTCTGTGAAAAAATAGATGTGTCCCTTGATGAATGATGTGGGGAACGTAGACGTCACCCTGTGGAATCCCACGGGCACGTCCGTCCCGGCGGCATCCTCCCACGTCTCCCACTCACCGCTGCCGCCCCCCGAGCCGCCCGTGGGTTCCTCGCCAGGTACGGCCATACCCGGGTCAATGAACAGTGCATGCTCGCCATCCCTGACCCCCATTTCCTCTCCTGGAAAGCTCAAAGGCAGACACAGTACGGCAGGACGCAGAAGCTGTCCATCGTGGTCATGTATAGGATTTACCCCCATGCTGCCGGACGATGCGGCATGTGACCCCGCACCCCTTCCCGTCATGGCCCTGCTACGCGGCAGTGCAGCCCGTCTGATTAATCTCGTATTGAAATTTTTCATTCCGCGCCCTCCGATATTTCAAGTTCTTTATAGTCTTCCTTACCCAATTCTGTCAGCATCGCCTGACTTTCCTCCTTGATTATGTCTTGTACGTCTGAAGACATGAACAGTCTGCGACCAGGCATAGCTGCATCAACATAGACACTGTAACTGTCCAGAAGGCACATCGTCCCCGACAACCGTAACTTCGGGACAGCGTATTGAGAATATATCGATCCAGCCAGGAGCTTTTCCGGCCTTCCAGTGATTCCATTTCTCTGCAGGGTCGCAATCCGTCCACCCGTGTCCTTTAGATACATGTTGCCGCGGCAGTTAGGCAAGTCTCCATAGCTGCCGACAATTAGATTGAGGGACAGTTCCTCACGAGCGCTGCCGTTCAATGTCGCGCTAAGCTCAAAATCCTCCTGCGCGGCATCTTCTCCTGTAGCAGGGTCTATCACTTTTATTACTGGATTACGATAAGCCATCCAGCGGGCGTCTTTGTAAACGCTGGAATGTATGGTGTTGTCATCCACCATCTGCACTACTCCCTGCATAACTGTCATCTCGATGTAGCCCTCTTGCCCGAATACGGTAGCGGGATTATCCATTATCTCGCCCTCCTCGTGGCGTGCGTACCACTCCGGCAAAGTCATCCCGTCTGACCACACCATAGGCTTGTTGGTTTGCCAGCCGCCAAAACAGCATGATTCTTCGATTTTGTTGCCGTTCAGGCCATAGTAGGCCAGGTATGATATGTCTGTATCATCATCGCCTGTTCTTCTCCAGCCGCTCTGTCTCCTGCGCATTTCAGGCGGCATCTGCCCGCCGATATCATGGTCGTATCGAGTATACACCCCAATATTGCTGTAGTGCCCCAAGAGGCTGCCGTCCATCCCGTAGAAAAGGATGCGCACAGGAATGTAGCCTATCCTGCAGTTCTTCTGAAAATCATTCCACGCAGCCGCTTCATTGTCCAACTCCGTATCCTCATAACCTCCATAGGAGGATGTAAAAGGCGTATCCGCATCCTCATACGGATTGTAGCGCACATCGAACAGCACATCCAGCATCACTTTAAGTTGCAGTGCGCCTGATGTCGTCAGCCATATACGCCGAGTAGTAAACGCAGCACTGTTTGGAGCAAAGGGCATATCTTTGGGAAATGGATGATTTGTCTCAGGGTGGTCAACATGCCAGAGGTCATGGCACGAAGGATATCCTATTTGGTTTCCGTAGCGGGTTAGTCCGGAATTGTTATCCGAGCGCGGCTTTCTCGTGCTTATTGCTCCGTACCGCAAAGTGGCCAGTACGCCCGATATGCTGTCTCCGTCATTGACTGGATGTATGGCGAAATACCGGCATTTATCTCCCAATGTCACCCCTTTCCCGCCTACGCTGTTCTCTATGTAAATATAAAACCCCTTCGCCAGCCCTTCTGTGACACCATAATAGTAGATATTGTCGCTATCCACATCGTAAAAGGATGTGTACACGGCAAGAGCGCCATCCTTCACTGGATCCAGGCTGGAAGAATCTTTTGTCGTAATGCAGTCCGTAAGCAGATCCGCGCTGCCATAGGGAGAGACTTCCATCACTATCCTGGAATACACTCTGTCCCTGGACAGCAGCGCGTCAGTGCCGTCCCATTTGACTGTAGACGCAGCCAGGTCACGCAGAACGCTCAGATCGTATACATACAATACTCCGCCCCTCTGTATCAGCCGGAGCGACAAGGGCTGAAAAGCCGCTGCCAGAACATCGCGCCACGATGACGGTTTCCCGTCCTCGTCGTAAAAGTTGGAAGAGTTCAGCATGATATCGTCCAGCCCAAGATACGTTCCGGGGCTGTCAGGCAATGAGGTGCGGAGCATATACCTCACAGGCATGCCTGACAGTCCCGATCTGTCAAGAGCGCTGGAAAGCAGGTCGGCCATGGATACGCGGAGGTCATCTTCCAGATCGAAGTCCAGCCTGTCCAGAACGGAAAAGTCCGAGAAGGTAAGTGAGACCTCGTATCCGTCCTTGTAGCTGTACGGCTCCTCGTAAAACTCCGTGTCCATAGTACCGCGCCAGTACAGATGGCCATCAAGCATGACATCCAGGCGCACTGCGCACGGCTCTACACTGTACAGGGTCTCCAGGAAACGGCGGTCGCTTTCGCTTATGATGCGGAGAGTCGCGCTGGACGGCTGCAGCGGCTCATATGACTCTGTCTCCTGCCATTCCAGAACCAGTGGTCTGTCTGCCGGAAGCGGTACGGGACCCATATCCTCCACGCCAGATCCGGACAGTTCTATGCGCCAGCGCCTGCCGTTGATACTGAAAAAATCACTGTAATACATTAGATTGAATCCTGCCATCACTTTGTCCTCCCGTTGAATCTGTCCATTTTTTCCATAAGTCCCACAAGGCTGCGGCCTTCTATCTCAAACCTGACCCTGCGCGGACTGTCATCAGGCCGCAGCATTGACCGCAGGCGGTCCAGGGGCGCCACCACCTCCGGGTTGCTGGACGCGCCCGGATACTCTCCGAAAAGGCCGAGGGTGGGACCGAAGGCGATACCGCCCTTGGCGAACTTGGGAATTGACAGCAGCGCGGCCGTCATCGAGGCTATCGCCGCCAGAGCCATTACCCAGCCGACAAAAGGTGTTCCGGACACCGACTCGGCAGACTTGATGATGGCTCCCTGGGCCGCCACGTTGTTCTCCTCCCGCTTCAGGGGGATGAGAGCCGTAATGGCCGCTATGGTCTGTCCGACTGCGGAGAGCACGTTCGCGCCGTACTGCAGCCACTGGCCCGCGCCCTCCCCGACGACGCCGGAGATGCTGCCCATCATGGAGCCGAGGGCGCTCAGACCCTGCTGAGCGTTCTGGGCGTTCTGCTGCATCTGCGCCAGCCTCTGGTTGTACAGCTCTATCGGCCCAGGCTCAGGCTCCGGCATCTTTATCTGAGGCACTGAACTGCCGTTAGACGACACGGGCATACCCGGAAGATCAGGAATCTGGGTCAGCTTCTCTCCACCGCGTTGACGCTGAAGGTCGACCAGCTCCCTGTATTTGGCTATCAGGGCATCAAGGCTGGCCCCTTCTGTGACATTCTTGGAAATGAGACTGTTTATTGCCGATTCCGTCGCCCTGATCTTGTCGACAAGATCGTTCTGGGACTGTCCGAAGATCCCGTTCCGCACTTCTATCTGCTCAAAAACGGAGTCCAGGTCAGTGAGGACTTTCTTCATTTCCGCTGCAGCCTGTCCGCTGTCTATGCCGGTGGTATCTGCTCCGGATGACGGCAGAGGAGCGGACAGTCCCTGCTTGATACGGGCATTCTCCTCCACCAGTGCCTGCATCTCCGTATTGTACTTCTTCACAAGCTCTTCCTGCGCGGAAAGCTGCCCGTTCAGGTCTTCCAGGGCCGGATTGTCCGCTTCGTAGGTCTGTGACGGCCCGAGTCCTCCAGGAAGAGCGCGGGTCACAGTAGCCGGCGTGGAACTGATCTCATCCTTGATGCTGTCAGCCTTCACTGATGCCTCCGCTGCCTTATTGGCCATGTCGCGGATTTTGGCCTCATTGACCAGCATCTGCACGTAGTCTCCGCTCCTGGCTATGAGTACGTCGTACCAGTCCTTTACGGTCTGGTAGGTCCCGAAGGTATCCCCGTAGACAGAGTTGAGCTCGCTCACCTTTGCCTTCTCCTCGTCCTTGGAACCGCTGAAGGAGCGCAGCTCGGCGATAAGCACGGACATCCGCGACTTGGCGTCCACAAGCGTCTGCGCATAACTGTCGTCCGCATCGGAGAGAGCCTCCGTCGCTTCGCGCTCCTCGCGTTTCCTCTGTGTCAGGCGCTGTATAAGGGTGATAACAGCCTGTATGGCCAGCGACAGGCCCAGCGTAAGGGTCGCCTGCAGTGCGATGGTCGCAATACGGGCGGAACCTGTAGCTGCGGTAAGGGCAGCCAGTGCTGCCCGGTACGTACCTGAAACAGCCGTAGCAACTCGCATGGCCGCTGTCTTCACCTTGACGGCAGCGGCCGCCCTGCCTAATCCGGAGGTAAGAAGGTTGATCAGCGGTATGAGCTGCGCCACCGGCACCAGCACCTCGCCCACAGTCTTCAGCACCGGATACAGCCCACCGAGAAGATCATACAGTCTTATCTTCGCGTCCTCTATGGCAGCTGTCACCCTCGCCATCTGCTCCTGGCGGCTCTGCATGACCACGGCGGCCTGCTCCTCCGCGGAGCGTGTGTCGGTCACGGCCTCGGTATATCCGCGCAGCGCGTCCACTCCCGATATCAGGGCAATGGCGGCATTGGAGTTCTCGCGCCCGAAGAGCTTTGTCATCAGTGCCGTATCGTCCATCAGCGGGGTCAGTGCCTGCAGGCGGTCCGCCAGGGTGCGGGTCGTGTCGGTAAGAGTATTCACATCAATATTGGCCGCCTCCAGCTCCACAAGCACCTCCTGAGGCAGGAACCGCCCCTGACTGAGCGTGGTGAGCACGTTGCGCAGGGCTACACCGCCCTCAGAGGCCTTGCGCCCCCTCTGATCCAGCACCTGGATGGCCGCGTTGGTCTCCTCGAAGGACACGCCTGCTGCCGCAGCAGCCATTCCGGACTGCTGCAGGGCCTCCTTGATGGCGGGAAGCTCGGCAGAACCGGCCTGAGCGGCGGCAGCCATCACGTTCATCATCCGGGCCATCTCCACGGCCGCAGCCGACGGATCCTCCATCGACACGCCGAACTGGTTCATGGCCGTAGTCAGTACGTCGGCGGCAGCGGTGGTGTCACCGCCCATGGTCTTGCTCAGCGTCGCCACGCTCTCACCCATCGCGGCCAGGGCCTCCGGCACCTGTGCGATGTCCGGTCCCAGCTGGGAGAGAATCAGCTTGTACGACTCGACGGCCTGGGCTGCGGATCCCCCGAAGGTCTTGGCAAGATCCCTCGCGCTGCGCTCTATAAGCCTCAGTCCGTCTCCCGTCACTCCCGTCAGTGCCGACAGGTCCGTCATGCTGGTGTTCAGGTCCAGCCCGGCACGGGTCAGCGCATCCAGTCCGGAGAGGGCATTCTGTACGCCTTCGGTGAACTGGTTAAATTTGAGAAACATCTGGGTGGTGTCGTCGAGAATGCCGGAAAACTTGGCGAAAGCCCCCTGCATTTCTCCGACAACCTTGGTGATCTTCTCTCCGTTCACCACTGCGTTGCCTCCGAAATTTATCGTGAATGTGACGGTATTGTTGGGCATTTTTATTAAATTTGCATCAGTTAACAGTTCCAACCATGGAAGAAGTCATAATATTCATTATAGACATCATATCATGGCCCTTTGAGTTCCTCGGACAGTTTCCGCTTGTCTGCGACATACTGTCCGCAATAGTGGGCATAGGCGTTCTCTGGGCTTTCGGGGCGTTATTTTACCTCACCGTTGCTCCCCGTGAGAAGGCCGACCGTTTCCGGGACTGGCTTGAGGCCCGGAAGAAATAGAGTCAATCTCCATCAGCATCTCCCTGGTCCTGCGGACCGTCTCGCGGTCATCCTCCGGACTGACGTCCCTCCCTTTTCTCTCCCACTCGAACGTGCAGATGTCCTGCGGCCTCAGTTTCTTCCTGGAATGAGGCACCAGCGCGTATAGTGCTCCGAAGCGGGCCATCTCCCATCCGTTGCGGCAGCGCGACCCCTCCTTCTCCATCCAGGCCCGGTATATCTCCTCGAACTCCGGAAGCGTCAGGCCGTCAAAGTCATCCGCTGACATTCCGACGGCACCGACGGCTATCCCGAGCATCCTGTTTACGGTCAGTTCTTTTTTTTTGAGGCCTGACCGCTTGCCTCATCCTGCGCTGCTGTCAGACCTGAGCCCTCCAGCAGCTCTGTAAACGTTCCTACGGCATCCATCGGAAGACCGTCGCAGAACTCCTCCAGGGAGACCTCCACGGGCCTGCCCCTGCGGCGGCCCGTGGACACCGCGCAGGCATACAGCATCTCGGCGATGTCCGTGACGCCGCGGATCTCGCTTATCTCCTTTCCGGAGATCCGGCGGTACTCGCGGCATGCGCCCAGCGTGAGCTCGACATCATATTTCTTCCCGCCGGTACTTACGGTAATCATTCTCTTCTCCATAATCATTCCTCCTGTCAGGACTGGGATTAAGTACTGTGGGTCGTGGTCGCAATGGCTCCGCTGTTCTCGAATGTCGCGGACAGGGTCGAGTCGTCGTTGGCAGGGTCGTTCCTCTCCAGGGAGGTGATCACGTACATGCCCTCCTCTGACTTGTCGCCTTCAGCGAGACTCTCCTTCTTCTTGCCGTAGCGCAGCTTTACCGGCTCCCCGGCCTTCATCAGGGCCATCAGGTCATCGTAGCTGTACTTCTCCGGGTCCGTCAGCACCAGGGCATCCAGCTTGACGGTCTGCGAGAGCTTGGTGACGGTCTTCTCGTCCCATTTGCCGGAGATGTCCTTCGTGCTCCTGGATTTTGTTTCGGCACTGGTGGACACGTTGTGGGACGTGCTGCCGCCGATAAGTTTCTCCTCGTTCTCAACTACCACATAAAGCAGGTAGGCGCTTCCATCCTCATACATGATATTCGGTGTTTAAATGTTTCATATACACTGTTTGAACGGCGGTTAAACGTCCTGCTCAGAGCCGTCGCCCGAACCGCCGGAGGTGCTATAAGCGGAGACAATGGCACCGATGGCCTCGGTCTTCTTGGGCAGGGCAATGAAGTAGTGCCTGTAGTTTACCAGGTTGCGCTGGTTCTCAGGATCAGTGCGTGCCTCGCTGAAATACATCTTGGTGGTGCCGGAGGCCTTGAAGATGTTCTTTTCATAGAATGCCACCGAGGCCTGGAACTCGCCTGCGGATGCCTGCGCACCGAAAGCCTTCTTGGCTCCGGCGGATGTGAAGACAGGGCAGCCGGCGTACTCGAACACCTGGAATCCGTACATCCTGGCGATGGTGCCGTTCTGGAAGTTATAGTACTGGTCGCGGAACTTCTGGTCCTCCTCCAGCAGGTCGTTGACATGGTCCGAGCACAGCACCAGACGGCGGCCCTCCAGGGGCACCTCCAGCGCGTCGAACTTCCTCTTCAGGGCGATGATGTCGGCCCGTGTGAGCTTCTTCCTCGAGGTAGCGGTATCTACCGATCCGCTTGTCATGACCACGGGGGTCTTCGTACTGTCGGATGAAGGCGCAAGGGCATGAATGGCCTTGGTGAACTTCTTCGCCGCAATGGCATCCGCATGGCGGTCCTTGACAGAGGCCAGCTTGTCGTATGACGCCGCGTAGAGTTCGTCATCGGTTACCGGGGTAGGCTTGGTCTGGAACTTGTCGAGGGAGATGGCTACGTCGCCGTCCTTGAGCTCCTGAACAGTTATGGGATAGGTGCTGTTATTGACCAGTACATCCGGCTCCGCTCCCACATCCACGAGATGGATGGTGTCGGCCTGCGAGTACTGGGAGTAATCTGGCACCCCCTCCAGGAACGTGCCGCGTATGCGGGCGTTCAGGGCCTTGACCAGTTCCCCGGTCCATATCTCGACGAACACTCCCTCGGGAAGCACTCCTTTGGGAATAAAGGCACCGGCCAGAGCCGGGACGGTGAGACCTATGACGGCACCGGCTCCGGCCGAGCCACAGAGCGAGCCCAGCACTGCCCCCACCGAGATATTGACAAGCAGGCTCAGAATCAGAATTACAGTCTTTCTCATATTCTTCAATGTTTTTAGATTTGACAATCGAAACCATACTCGGCTCTGTAGAGCCTTCTGTACTCGTCAGGCTGCTCGCTGCGCATCTGCCTGACCTCATCCTCGGGAACCTCGCTGAGCCTGGTGTACTCCTTCTGCGAGGGCGCGTTGCCGCCGATGACGACTGACGGCCTGATTCCTCCGGCCGGTACCGCCCTCATGGCGCCCAGGGTCCTGTTGAGGAACTCCACACCCATTGTCTTGCCCAGCTGGACAAAGTCCTCGCGGCTCTTCTCGCCGATGCGTCCGTCCTTGACGGCATTCTCCACAGCATCGTTCACGGCAGCGAGTCTTACGGAGGCGAGCTCCGCCTGCACGGCCTCGAGGCTCGTCCTGTCGGACTGAGCGACCTTGATCGCATCGAGAATCTCCGTCTCGCCCGCTCCCGAGTCCAGGCCCAGGGCGAGCGCAATTTTCTTAAGATCTTCCATTTTCTTCTCGTTTTTATTGGTTTTGATTAAGGGAATGTCGCATTCTCCGGTCATGCTGAGCCTTACGCTCTGCCCGCCGCTTACGAGCCTGAGGGCATCGTCATTGGCCCCTATGTCCACTATGCTCACCTCGATGAGCCTGCACCGCGTGAGCGTGGGCCGTGTCTGTCCGGCGACAAGAACCGCCGGGTCCTCCGACCACTCCACGGCCTCGAACTCTCCGGAGACCATCTTCAGGACATCGTCATCCCACTGCTGCTCGATTTTCCTGGAGAAGTCGTCCACGGCCTTTATCACCGGTGTCCCGTACAGGGCTCCGTCCACCACCTCGAGATCCTCCACTACGCCCAGGGGAAGCGGACTGTCCGGTCCGGACGGGCGGCGGTGCATGAACAGCAGTATGGGATTGCGCCTGTACTGCGTCAGGTCGATGCCCTCGGTCAGTATGCGGAATCCGTATGCATTCACGCTGTTGTTGCTTATGAGTACTTTCTTTCGTTTTGCCATTTTCGTGCGTATTGTTGCGGCAAAGCTGGGGAGTTGCGGCCGCAAATGCAAAAAGTTATGCAGTCTCTGCACAGATGTCTGCAGGAACTGCATAACTGTGTGCGAGAGCTGCATAACTTTTTGTCAGGACCGCCGGAGGCAGCGACCTTTGCCTGAAACAAGACAGCAGCTATGACAAAGAAGGAAATGGAGGACCGCCGCAGCCTTGCGCGCATACTGTACATGTCCGGCATCTCCCAGGCAGAGATCGCCGAGAGGACCGGCGTATCCAAGGTGACCCTGTCGAAATGGGTCAACACGCTGGGCTGGGACAAGATCCGGGCCGGCCAGAACATCACCCGCCAGGAGCTTATCAACAAGCTCCTGCAGTCCATCAACGCCACCCTGGACAAAATAATAGAGAAGGGTGAGCCGGAGGCTCTCGCATCGGCGGGAGACCGCCTGAGCAAGCTCGCGGCAGTAGTGGAGAAACTGGACCGCAGGGCCAATGTCGTGGATGTCATAGAGGTGTTCATGGCGTTCAACGACTGGCTGCTCAGGCGCATGGAGACAGACCGGGAACTGAATCCGGCCATCATAAGGACAATAAACGCATACCAGGACAAATATGTCTCCGGTATGGTAAACCAGCACATCTGACATGGCTCTCACGAAGGAACAGCTAAGGGAGGCCCGCTCGCACTGGGCGCAGCAGAGGGAACTGATCTCCAGGCTCGACCCCGTGGAGTTCCGCGACACTCCGGAGAAAAGGGAGGCTAGGATCATGCGGGCCAGGAAGGACTACGCCTTCTTCGTCGACACGTATTTCCCGCATTACGCGAAGAGCCGCTGCGCCCCGTTCCATATAGCCGCCGCTTCACTGCTGAGGAGGAGCCGGAAGCTGACGGCGGCCTTCGTATGGCCGAGAGGACACGCCAAGAGCGTCAACCTCGACATACTGATTCCGCTGTGGCTGAAGATCCAGGAGCCGAGGGCTGTCAACGTGATGGTCCTAGTAGGCAAGTCGGAGGAGAATGCGGTGATACTGCTGAGCGACCTGCAGGCGGAGCTGACGTACAACAAGCGTTTTATCGCGGACTTCGGAGAACAGAGGGCTGCAGGCACCTGGGAGGAGGGCAACTTCGTCACCCAGGACGGCTGCGCCTTTTTCGCGCGCGGCCGCAGCCAGAGCCCGAGAGGCCTGCGCTACCGCGACCGCAGGCCCGACTACCTGGTCTGCGACGACCTGGACGATGACGAGCTGTGCCGCAATCCCGCGCGGGTAAATGAGGTTTACAGATGGGTCTCCGAGGCCCTGTACGGTGCCATGGACGAGGATGCGTCGCGGTTCGTCATGGCCGGCAACCTGATAAGCAAGACTTCTGTGCTGCACAGTTTCATCAACAACCCTGCGGTGCATGTAAGCAGGATCAATGCCTACGACAGCGGGGGACGTCCGTCGTGGCCGGAGCGCTTCACTCCGGAGTCCCTCAGGGAGAAGGAGGCCTTCATGGGCTACCGCAGCTTCCAGAGGGAGTACATGAACAACCCCATCACCGACGGTGCAGTGTTCAAGGCCGACTGGATCCGGTGGGGCAGGATACCGCCGCTGAAGGAGATGGACGACATCGTCATGTATGTCGACCCCTCTTTCAAGTCATCATCTAGAAATGACTATAAGGCGGCAAAGGTATGGGGTCGGAGAGGCTCCGCACTGTATCTGATAAAGGCCTTCGTGCGGCAGTGCAGCGTCGGCGAGATGGTGCGGTGGATGTACGGCTGGCACGAGTCCCTGCCGCAGGATGCCGTATGCCGCTACTTCATGGAGGCCAATTTCCTGCAGGCGATCCTGCTCGACGAGTTCGTCCGCGAGGGCGAGGCCCGCGGGTACCAGCTGCCGGTGAGGGCCGACAGGCGCAAGAAGCCGGACAAGTTCCTCAGGATTGAGAACACATCGCCGCTGTACGAGCGGGGTCTGATAACGTACAACGCGGCCGAGAAGGACGACCCCGACATGCGGCGCGCACTGGACCAGCTGCTGGCCTTCGAGAAAGGCAGCCAGGCCCATGACGACAGCCCCGACGCCGACGAGGGGGCGATATACATACTGCAGAAGGAAACCCGCTCCGAGGCCTTCGAGCCGATGATGGGCCGGAGCACAACATCAAGGAATATATGGTAGATGAATTCATGACAATGGAGGACTACAGCGTCCTGACCGATGCCAGGACGCTGGAACTGCTGCAGAGGCAGGACGAGAGCGTGCGCCGCAGGGCCGAGGCCGTGGCCATGGAGCAGGTGGCCGGATACCTGCGCGGACGCTGTGACATCGAGGCCGTCTTCTTGGCCAGGGGAGCGGACCGCCCCGACATCATAGTCTGCGCAGTGGCGGATATCGCGCTGTATCACATGATATCGTGGCTGCCCCAGAAAATGGGCTGGGAGATACGCAAGGAGAGGTACGACAACACCCTGGCGTGGCTCGCCGCCGTACAGGCCGGCAAGGTGGATCCGGGACTGCCGGAGGTGCCGGCTGCAGACGACGGCCCGTCCGGAGAGGTACTCTGGGGCGGAGCGAGAAAAAACAGGTTTGACTGGTAAAAGACAACGATATGGCAAAAAGGAAAAACAACTTACCCTTCGGGGGCGTACTGGTGGAACTGACCAGGCAGGCGGATTTCCTCACCAGGAAGGACATCGCGTCATGGCGCCGTGCGTGGCAGGCGGCGCTCAATGTGGACCGCCCGGACAGGCGGGCCCTCTACGACATATACACGGACTCGCTCATCGACAACCATCTGACCGGCTGCATCGGACAGCGCAAGGCCCTCGTGATGCAGCGCTCGTTCAAGCTCGCGGATGCCGGCGGCATCAAGGACGAGGAGGCCACGGCCCTGTTTGACTCAGCCTGGTTCAAGAGGCTGCTGTCGCTGGCCATGGACAGCCGTTTCTGGGGTCACTCGCTCATCGAGCTCGGGGAGCCGGAGAAGAGGAACGGCAGGATGCGCTACAGCTATGCCGCCCTGGTGCCGCGCAAGCATGTGGTGCCGGAGTACGGAGTGATCCTGCGCGACCAGGGCGACGACATAAGCGCAGGAATCAGATACCGGGAGGGAGAAATGGCCTCCTGGGTGGTGGAGGCCGGCGAGCCGTTCGACCTGGGCCTGCTGCTGAAGACAGCTCCGCAGACCATATCGAAGCGCTACGCGCTGGCCTTCTGGGACCAGTTCGCGGAGATATTCGGCATACCCATGCGCATCGCCAAGACCGACATCCGCGACAAGGCGGAGCGGCAGAGGATATACAACTCGCTCAGGGACATGGGCACCACCAATTTCGGAGTGCTACCGGACGGTACCGAGATAGACATCAAGGAGAGCAGCCGCAGCGACGCCTTCAATGTCTTCGACCAGAGGGTCGAGCGGGCCAACTCGGAGATATCCAAGGCAATCGTCGGACAGACCATGACGAGCGACAACGGCAGCTCGAAGTCCCAGGGCGAGGTGCATCTGCATATCCTCGAGGGCATAGCCGAGGAGGACGCGGACTTCATCCGCGACCTGATCAACGACGAGCTGCTGCCGAGGATGACGGCCCACGGCTTTCCGGTCGACGGGCTTCGTTTCGACTGGGACGACCGGATAGACTACACTCCGGAGCAGCAGGTGGCCATAGAGAGCATGATCCTCACGCGCTACGACATCGATCCCAAGTACTGGGAGGAGAAATACGGTATCAAGGTCACAGGAGAGAGGCAGGCCCTGCCCATGGCAAGGGATTTTTTCGCCTGAGCCCTCCTGAGCACGGAGGGCTGGCACTCGTATACGAAGGCTTCAGACAGGCCGTATCCTCGCTTTATGAGGAGCCGGATGCCGCCATGGCCGGCGGGAAGGCTCCCTTCAGGTTCAGGAGATCTGTATTCGAGGATGCCTGCAGGAAAATATACGGCGACGGCGGTATGGATGACTCCATGATGCAATCCCCTGAAGTCACGGCTCTGATCGAGGAGACTTTCAGGATAATCAGCTCGGCCGTAGACAGGGGGCTCACGGAGGAGGTCCCGGCGGAGCTGCGCTACGCTCTCGAGAACAACGCCTTCATCTTCTCCGGCTTCAAGACCTATCACTCCCTGAGGGAAGCGGGTCTGTCGATGATTGGAAGTGACGGCAGGGTAAAGCCGTTCAGCGCATTCCTGCAGGACGTGAGGGCAATCAACGCAAGATATAACGGAAACTGGCTGCGCGCCGAGTACAACCATGCCCTGGCATCCTCGCAGATGGCGGCGAAGTGGAGCTCGCTGGAGAAGAATCCGGACAGATACATGCTCCAGTACCGCACTGCCCGTGACACCAGGGTGCGCGAGGAGCACGCCGCCCTCGACGGCATAACCCTTCCGGCTGACGATCCTTTCTGGGACAGATACTATCCGCCCAACGGCTGGAACTGCCGCTGCAATGCCGTTCAGGTGCGCAGGGCCAAGTACACATCCTCCGATCCGGAGAAAGCCATGAAACTCGGGAACGAGGCCACGGAAGGTCCTAAAAAGGCGATATTCCGCTTCAATGCCGGCAGGACCATGCAGGTGTTCCCGCCAAAACATCCCTACTACAAGGCCCCGGAAAATGCCCGAAAAGCCATATCTGAATTGAAGAGGGAGCTGAAGCGGCCAAGCGATATCGTCGGCGCGGTCAATTCGTCAGAGAAGATGAGGTTATGGTTTGAGCACGGATTTCAAAAACTACGGACAGACACCAGTAAAAGGAGAAACGGAGCCACCGATCTCATGGGTACGGTATGGCTCAGGAAGGAGAGGATGTCCAATGTCATATCGGCGGTCAACAAACTGAGGAACGGCGAGGGCATCACCTTTGACGAGGTTGACGCTATGGCGACTTTCTGGCACGAGATAACCCATAACAGACACAAGGGCAAATTGGCGAGCATGAGCGATAAACAGATAGATTTTATGGAGTTGGCCAATGAATTCGTGGCCCGGAAGACCCTGCCTGAGTTTTACAGGGCCTGGGGAGCGGAGATGCAGCATCCCAAGCTTATGGGGGACAGGAAGTCCACCGGCTACAACGGGCGAGTGCGGAATTATGACGCGCTTATACAGAAGACCGGTGCTGATGCGGGGAAGGTATTGAATCATGTAATGGACCGACTGTTTAACGGAGACTATGGCGCACAGTTGGAGAGTCTGGCCGAGGCGCTTAAAAAGGGCGGGGCGAAAAAGCGGGACGGAAAAGCCTTCGAGGACGGCGAGTTAAGAAAATGGGTCAATGAATGCCTGCTGTATCAACGGGATGAGAAAGGATTCGGGGAACTGCTGGATCACTCGTTATGAATGGCTTCGTACTCCTCCCTGAACTCCTTGTTGATAGCATTGATCAGCTTCCTGTCATCGGTGTAATCCGTAAACCATATAAAGGTCATCATACGGGAATCCTCGCTGAGATGCTTGAGAAAAAAAGCCTTATCCTCCTCGGTATGACCGCAGAGAATCTCGTCCATCGCCCTGTCGGACGGGGCGAAGTCGAGAAAAGTCTTCGTTCTGAGGTTGCCGTATTCCATATTGCTGATACTGATATGCAGTGCAAATATAGTGAAAATATTTTGATATAGTAGTTATGAGCAGCATGGATACAAAAAAGATGCTCGAAAGCATCATGCAGGATGTCCGGGTGGAACTGCTCGAGGAGTATGACAGAAACTTCGAGCGCAAGGCATTTTTCTCCCGGAAATGGGCCAGAACAAAGGCTGATCCGGGCCGCGGTACCCTTATGATGCGCAGCGGAGCCCTGCGGCGCTCCATAAAGGGCCGTATAACCGGCCGCAGAATTACCTTCTCCAGCGACCTTCCTTACGCCGTCATCCACAACGAGGGCGGACAGATCGTCGTGACCCGGCGCATGAAGCGTTTCTTCTGGGCCATGTACTACAAGTATTCGGGAGGCTCCGCGTCGCGGCGCAGGGCCGCGCTGACGGGCGACCTCGCCGGCTTCTACAAGGCCATGGCGCTGAAGAAAACCGGCAGCAGGATCACTATCCCGCAGCGTCAGTTCGTCGGCGGCGCCCCTGAGGTGGAGGCACTCATCCGGGATGTTGTCGAGGATAATTTCAAAGAGTGGATAAACAGCATTCAAAAACAGTTAAAATCAATAGAAAGATGAGAAAGGAAATCTACCTGGCGGTGGCGGACCGCCTTATGGCCACAGGCGAGGTGCAGCACGTGGACCTGTGGAACCGCAACGTGGAGTTCATCGAGGACGAGGCATTCGACATGCCGGCCGTCTTCGTGGAGTTCCAGCCTATCACCTACAAGAACGTAAAGGATCAGGTGCAGCGGGCTCAGGTTACGGTGAACCTGCATATCGTCACCAGGATGGCCGGACTGACTTCCGGCGGAGGCTTCGGCCAGAAGGAGGCACTGGCTTACTTCGACCTCATTGACACCGTCCACCGTGCCGTACACGGCCTCTCCGGAGAGCGCTTCTCGCCGCTGGTCAGGATCCAGTCGCAGACCAACCATGACCACGACGAGATCATTGAGAACATCGAGGTCTACGAGTGCATGATCGAGGACCGCTCCGCATGCTGGGAATGAAAAGAGCCGCAGGCGATGATGTCGTCCTGCGGCTCTCTTTTCCAGTCGGCTCATTGACCATCTCCGGGAGGGGCCGGCTGTCTCAGCCGGTCGTCCCTCATCAGGTAGTCGTAGAAAGTTCTCTCCGAGATGCCGTACGCCGGCCAGACATAGCGCCTCCAGATCTCCCGGTTGGAGAGACCGTCGCGCACGTAGCGGTCATATATCTCGTTGACCTCGCGTATGCGCTTCCTCACGCTGTTTCCCGGGAGAGCCTTTCCCATGCTACTCCGCCTCCGTCATTCCGAGAGGCAGGTTGACCCACTGCCCCCTGTCGTTCTTGTACTCGGCCCTCACATACGTCTTGCTGGCCACCGGCCTGTAGGCGTTCATGATGACCTCCACACCCTCGATGAAGCGGGCATCGCCGCTCTCCTTGGCATGGCGGTAAAGGGTCACGATGCGCGACGGCTTGAGGTTGCCCTTGCGGTCCCTGGCCATGAGGGAGCGGCAGATGGTGACAGCCTTTTCGGCGTTGGGATTGTCCTTGGCGAGGCTGTCCAGGTACTCGTTGACCATCGCGATGCCGTCCTCCGCCGTGTCATCGTAGTTGTCCAGGGTGTTCGTGCCGAGGGTAATTCTTTTCCGACCCTCCTTGTCTGTGAAGGTGTGGCTCCACTGGCTCTCCTTCCTGGCCTTGAAAAGCTCCTTCTTCATGTCCAGGACCGTACCGAAGAGGGCATATACCTCTCCCTTGGCCCTGGCAAGGGCGAAACTCTGCTCCTGCAGTTTCTCAAAAGCCTCGGCGACGGCCCCGCTGGCCAGTTCCTTGTAAGTGTCGATCTGCTGTTTCTTCTCGCGCTCCTGCGCGGCCTTGCGCTCGGCGATCTGCGCCTCCAGCTCAGTGAGCTGCTCCTGTGTCATTGCTGAAATGTCCATATCTCTGTATTTTAAGGTTATTGTGTCAAAGCATCTGATTTATTCTCTTGTATATCACCTTCCATGAAGGTATGCCGCCGATATTCCGGTCATCGATATACACGTCCGCGTATATCTTACGGGTATCACCTCCGAATGTCCGCAGCACGGAGCCGTCCTGCTCGTTGACCATGTCGAAAGGGATGCCCTCGCGCTCCATCCACACCACGGCCTCGTCCAGCAGAGCGTCCCTGCGGCAGGTCCAGATGATGATGGTGTGTCCCTCCTCATGCAGGGCCCGGAGAGTATCGGCCGCTCCCGGGCGGGGTTCCCCGATCGAGGGATATTCCCCGTCGTGCAGCGTTCCGTCAAAGTCTACAGCCAGTATCATCGCCGCTCCTCCTCAGCTTCTTACGCAGGCGCCCTGAAAGCGCGATGCCAGCAGCGCATCGGCCACCGCCTCCGCCTCGCGGGCATCCTTCTGCTTGTTAAGGAAAGTGTAGTAGAGGTTGCGCAGCCGCTCGGCCGGTATACGGTTGAAGGAATCGTAGCCGGTGGCCCGGCAGGCGATGCCCTTAATGATGCCGGCGCTGCTCTCCATGCCGCAGCCGCGCAGCCATCCGCCGATGGAGGCCATGGCCTGCTTGCGGAGACGGTCGAGTCTGGCGTACTCCCCGTCGATGTTCCTGGAGAGGGTTCCGCACAGGTCGAGGAGGTCGTGGGTGTCGATGTCGGCGGAGCTCTGCACTCCGTAGGATGCTATCAGGGCCGACTTCTCGTCCTGAGTCATCCCCAGCTTGCCGCACAGGGTGTGGAACCTGCGCAGTATCCTGCCGTGTAGTTCGTCCATTGTGTTCATGTCGTATCGTTTTAAAGCCGTTTAAATGTTCTGCAAATGGTATTCGTCTGCCCCCTGCCTCCAGATGATGTAGTCGCTGACGCCTTCGCCGCGCTCCGGGCAGGCGTATCTCGACGAGATGTGCGCCCGGAAGCCCTCCACGTATATCTTCACCTCGGAGAGCCTGCGCACCGTCTCGGCGATGGCCGGATCCGGCAGGCCCTTCCTCTCGTGGGCCAGGAAGACGAAGAGCTTGCCGGGAAAGCCGCCCACCAGGGAGAGGTAGTCCTTCCTGGTGAATCCGGGCAGGGCAGTGAGCGAGTCGATGATGACCACCTGGGGGCTCCGGCGCCTAGCCAGCCTCTGCCGCAGCTGGGACAGCGGCTCCTTGTCGAGCACCACGATGGCGCTGCCGGCCTCCTCCATCCCGGCCCTGATCCACGCTGACTGGAAGCTCAGCGACAGGCCCTGTTCCAGGGTGTTGTAGGCGACCCTGGCGAACCGGCTCAGGTACCGCGCCAGCTGCAGGGCGAATGTGGTCTTGCCGCTGCCGCTCTGCCCGAATACGAGCCAGCTTCCGCGCAGCTCCGGACGGCCTATGGCGGCCAGCCACTCGCCCTCGAACGGCACGGTCTCGAACCGCGCGGCGGCCACGTCCCGGTTACTGATCGCCTTCCCCATCCCCTCCGTCAAGCTTTACGGCGTACACCAGGCGGCGCACGCGGCGCAGGTCGTTGTCGCACTCGTCGGCGATCCTGCGTATGGTCCTGCTGTCGGTCACTCCGTTGGCCTCGCACACCTCCCGGATGTCGGTGCTGTCCGGCAGGGGCAGGGCGATGAACTTGCGGCCCACGCGTGAGTAGATCTCACGGTATCCCTTGCGGGAGGAGCGCACTCCGCGCCGGATCCTCTTCTCGAGGTAGTCCGTAGCGGTCAGCACTATGCCGCAGCGGTCCTCCAGGGCATTGTACAGCGAGATGAAGAAATACAGCACCTGGTCGCTGAGCTTGTCTGCCTCGTCGAGGATGAGAAGGGGACGCTCCTTCCGCTTGAGGATCTGCACGGCGTCAGCCATCATCTCCGTCACCGTTCCGCCGCTCTCGGCTCCGAGGCTGCGGAGCAGCTCCGCCATGAAGTGCCTGCGGTTCCAGAACTCGGAGCAGCACAGGTGATACACGCCGGCATGCGAGGAGGTGTAGCCGCGCACGGCCTCCGTCTTCCCGGTGCCGGCATCGCCGATGACGGCGAAGACCATCGAGCCGCTTCTGGCATCCTCCAGCACCGAGGTCATCCTGCGCCACGCCCTGGTCTCCACTACAGACCATCCGCTGGCCTCATGGCCTGTCTGCGAGGCCACGTTGCGCCACATCTCGTCGCTGATCAGCTCCCAGTTGCCGGACAGCATCTGGGATATCGTCCCCGGAGACACTCCCCGCAGGGACCTGGCGGCCTTGTTCTGTGATCCTTTCTGGGCGCAGTATTCGCCGAGCTGCTGCGCGATTGACTGTTTCTCTTTCTGTGTCATATTATTGCGTTTTAGTATATGTCGAATCTTTTTCCCTTGCCCTCGTCCTCCTTCTTGCGCGGTACCGCTACAGGCACGATCTCCTCATCCTCCGTATCCGTGTCCGCCGTGCCGGACTTGAGCCTGCGCCGGTTGTACTGGTCCTTGTGCTGGCCGCGGCTGTCTATCAGCAGGTGCTTGCCGAGGGTGTTGTCGAGCTGGGAGTTGTGGGCGAAAAGCTCCTCGTTGTTGCGGTGCATCCTGTCAAGCTGCTCCTCGATGTTGTCCTCAAGAGTCCTGTTGAAGTCCATGACCCTCTTCAGCTGCTCCGCATCCCCGTCCGTCCTCTCGGCAAGGGCCATGGGCTGCACGTATTTCTCCTCAAGCATGAACCGCAGCGAGCCGTCCTCGCTGACCGCCAGGGCGTGCGACAGGTCGTCCGGGTCGTACCGCACCTCCCAGCGCACTGAGGAGTGTCTGCGGAAGGCGGGGTCGAAGCAGTCGTACTGCATCTTCTTGCCACCGATGGTGGGACGCAGGCCTGAGCCCTCAAGTACGTTGCGGTACCCGGTGCTGCGGCCGAACGTGAGCAGCCAGCTCTCGTCGCTCATGGGCAGGCGGCGCTCCTCCGGTGTGGCCTGCCACAGCTCCATGTACCGGTCATGCTTCAGCTTGCGCTCGGCGGCTATGATGTTGGCCAGTATGCCGCGCACCTCCTTCTCGTCAGGGAAGCTGTGCCGGTTGGCGTTGAGCCATTCCGCGCTGGGCTGGCTCTCCCTCCTTGATGTCACGCCGAAGCCGGAGAAGCTGCCGAAATACTGCGCGTATGTCTTGTTGAGATACCTGAAGTAAGGCTCTATGACCTTCGCCTTGGCGTTGTGCGCCCTGGCAGGTGTGACCTTGTCCCCCACGGCCTCATATACAGGAGTCATCCTGCTCAAGGCGTAGCGGTCGGACTGGATCTGGCAGGAGCGGTATCGGCGGCCGAAAAGCTCCGACGTATGCTCCACTGCGTTACGCAGCGCCTCCGTGATGAGGGCTGAGTTCTCCTGCTCGCCGATGGCATAGCCGACAGGATAGTCGCAGCATGTGTCCAGGACAACCACCATGGTGAGCCTGTTGGCGTAGGTGGTTCCGCGGTCCGTTCTCTTCTGGTAGTATATCTCCCCGAGCCAGCCGTCCACCGTCCAGAAGAGCATGGCGGAGGAGGGACGGCGGCGGGCCACCTGCATCGACACTGTGTTGCGGAACTCCCCGGTCCCACGGCGCGGAGCCTCGGTCACCAGCTCGTATTTCTTCCGCCTGGCGGCCACGGCCGAGGCGGTGATCTTCTTCCATTGCGGAGTCATGTTGCCGGCCACGGTGTTGTACACGCGGGCAATCTGGGCGTTGTCCAGGTTGCGGCCGTCGGCTATGAGGGCCATCAGCACGGACTCCTTGTATTCGTCGTTCACTTTCGCTGAGTTGCTGTTGTGAAATTTCTTGGATATCAGGGATGCGTAGCCCTCCTTGATGTACTGGTTGTACTTCTCCTGAAGGCGGCGGGCGTTCTGGGGCAGCGAGTTCGGCCAGCGGTCAGCGATCCGGGGCAGGGCCCTGGCAGCATCAGCCCAGAACTCACCGCGCTTTTTCGGCCTGTGTGATGTCTTGGCGTGCATGCTGTCGGATGTCTCGAGCATGTCGCGGAAGGCGTTCAGGATGGAGGCGTTGTTGGTGTATTCGGTCCGCTTCTCCCCGGAGAGGCCTGTCCCGGTGGACTCGTCCAGCAGGTGGGTCTCGAAGAATTCCGCCGCCGCCTGGTCCAGTACCACCTTGTCCAGCAGCGGGCGGGCCTCCTCCTGGGCCGCCAGGTCGGGGAAGCGGCGGTATATTTCGGCCTTGTATTTCGAGGGGAAGGAGTCCGCGTTGTACTGCGCCTGCGTGTCGAGGCAGCCCCTCTGGACACGCTCAACGCGACCGCGCTGGACCAGTTTTTTCAGAGCATCGTACGAGATAATACCCTCTAAGTCCACCATCGTAACACATCGTATGTTATTATATAGCTCCATCCCTCGGTTTTCGTGCTACATTTGTAGCGTATTTTATTTTGTTATGAATTATGAATGATACCTGGACTAAAAACTTGCGGAAAATGGCAGAGCTGACTAATTTGTCTGTAGAGAACCGGGCTGGTTTTCATCGAAGTATCCTCGTGGCAGGAGCCAGCATTTTAGGAATACTCCTGAGCCTCCATTCCACGCAGACATCCTGCCTATATATCCGTCTGGTATTTCTTCTCTCAATACTTCTACTGCTATCTGGAGTCCTGCTCTCTGCAGCAGTGCTACGAGATCTGTCATTGCTTCCAGAGCAGACAAGGAAAGCCTTTGCGGAAGAACTTCAAGAAGCACTTTTAGAGGAAAGGGATCCACAGTGGATCGGCGTCTCCGTGAGAAAAAGGACCGTACTCTGCGAAAAATGGTGTCTGATTTCTTTCCTGTCATCGTTGCTTTTGTTGGTTGTGTATACAGCTCTGTCACTTTTTTTATCATAATCCGTCCGCTTATTCCTCCTCCACCTCCTCATCGGGCAGCGGCACCCTTTTGACCAGCCAGGCGGAAAGGGCGAAGTTCGCCACCAGCACCGCCAGCTGCCACAGCTCGGCTTCCACTACGCCGCACATAATGCAGAAGCTAAAAGAGAAGTAAAGCACGGCCAGCTTGTGCTGCCATTTCAGCTGCCAGAACCACGACATGCGGATCCTGTGTAGAATTTCTGAAAGATTTCTCATACTCTTGCTGTATTTTGTTGGGTTGTACATACCGCTTCGACACCGCCGCGCTCTATCGCCGTTTTCCTGATACGGCAGGCAAGCTGGGTATTGACCCTGTACTTCAGGGCGTTGATTACTGTAGGTTTGGAGACGCTGAATATCCTCATCAGCTCCTTTACCTCTCCAGTTCTGGTCAATATTTCTCTCATATTCTTAAAATTTTCTAACTTTACGGCATCTTTACCTCGGTAAAGACACGGCAAATATAGATTAAAATTCTACAATTGTCAAGAAATTGTAGAAATATATTCGACAATAAATTTAAAGCATTATGGGAAGCCCTATAAGTGAACGACTTAAAAAATTCATAGGTTCGCAAAAAATCTCTATAAGAGAGTTTGAACGCAGATCTGGCTTGGGAAACGGATATGTTTCTTCGATAAAATTCAGTATTTTGCCAAGCAAATTGTCGAGTATATCTCTACAATTTCCAAATTTAAATACAACTTGGCTTCTTACCGGTGAGGGCGAAATGCTGCGCACCGCAATTAATGATACCGCATCTCTTCCTGACGGAAGACAGATGGATAACGCCATCCCCCTCATTCCGATGGACGCATTCGCCGGCTATCCGCCCCAGCAATACAGCGACCTGCCGGTAGAGGATTATTACCACGTAGCCGAATTTTCCAGAGCGGACTTTTTAATAAGGGTGAAGGGAGACTCTATGACCCCAAAACTCAACGGAGGAGACATAGTAGCCTGCAAGAAGGTGTATGAGCGGCTGTTTTTCCAGTGGCACCGCATCTATGTCATCTACACCAACAGCCAGGGTGTCATGATCAAGCGTGTCGAGCAGTCCGAACGGGACGGATGCATCCGCCTTGTGTCCGACAACCCCAGTTATCAGCCTTTCGATATTCCTGAATCCGACATTGCCGACATCGCACTTGTGATGGGTGCGATTACACTTGAATAATGCTGACTAAACTTTATAATTATGGCAGAAGAAAAAGACAAACCACCTGTTGACAATTTTGAGGACTATATAGACCTGCACTATCAAAGCCCCGATACAAAAGATACATCAAAACACCCCGACAAACAATAATACAGCAATGACAGGCAGCGGGATAACTGCAAGAATCAGCGCCTTTCTGAACCGCGCGGATTTCTTCACATTCTTAATTCTTGCCAGCCTTGTGTTATATTCAAACAGCTCAGTGTAATACATCATTCCTGACGGGTAATTTAGTCCGGAATGCTCGTGCAGATATTTGAGCTTATCCCGTGATGCGCTTTTGCTTGGAGACATGCCCTTACTGAATCCTGCTGAAGGCCGAAGCCACAAGATGCAGCAAGCGACAATTAACAGGTAATAGGCTATGCATATTATACAGACTGTTTTTGCCGTACCTTCCAAAAGCAGCGCAAACCCGGAAAGCAGCGTGATAATTGTCATGAGTGTTCCGGCAACCATATATAGTCTGTCGTATATTTTTGCTCCAAGGGCTGCTTCCTGGTCATATCTCTCTTTAGCCCAGTCGAGGTAGAATCGCAGCAGTTCCGGCTGCTTAAGCAGTAAATCTCTGAACTCGCATGGGAATTCCCATTGCAGCTCCTCATTTTGTACATTCTTTGTTGATCGTTCTTCAAATTTTTCCATAATTTCTTCAGTTAAAGTGGGAGAAAATACGTACATCCCACGGCCTCGAATAGCGTAAACACACACCAAAAACAGGCTTTTTGCGCGTTTCTTTGCGCTAAGATATTGATAAACCATTAATTACGCAAATCAAATTCTGAAAATTACCCCTCAAAAAGTGGCAGTTTGGGGGTAGTTTCGCGGTAAAAAGTGGCATTTTGCCCCCTTTTTCGGGCCGTTTTGTGGCTATGGTTTGTCCCCCCATTGTCCCCCCATTTGTCCCTGCATCTACATTTTCAACTATGATTTCAAGCGACAAAAGAAGGCATGGCTCCGCCTGATGGGCGCTGATATCTCAATTTTTCAATCGTATTTAACCAAGGATTATCGACCAAACCGTTTAAATCGTTTAAACACCCTTAAATCGCATCCACAGGCCATCCGACAGCAGATTCAAACCTTTTCAGCCGATGAATTTAAACGGTATTAAACGCCAGTTTAAACAAAAATAAAGGGCCACCCGTCAGAGCAGCCCTCGAATTAAACCAAAATTAAAGCAAATTAAACCTTTTTGTACATTTCGTTTTACGGCCACCAGCCACCATTTCAACACCCAACATCCCACCAATCAGCCACTTATTGCCATTAATCAATCATTCCTACTTTGTACATTTCGTTTTCATGCCCATA